CCAGCGAGTTCGATAGTAAGCATCAATTGTTTCAATGCCAAGAACAGGACCAAAATTATCAAAATATTGGTCATTTACATCTAGTTTAAAAACTCGATTTGTATTATGTATATACGCTAAATATTCGTTGGTTCTAGCGCCCGTAGCATACGGTCCAAGTTTTAAAGAATATTTGGTCCATGATCCACCCGATTTTAAAGACGGATCTAAAACAAAAGTTGCACCTCTTGGTGCAGTAGGTTCATCTGTCCATGGAACAGAAACCCACAAACGATTGTTAATCCAAGCAATTTGCACATTATCAACCAACGCTTTAGGTATGTCTCCGTCACGCAAAGCAGGTTCAATTTGAGTAAACAACTGTCTAATTGAACCCCTTTCGTAAGCGTTAATTCCATTGGCATGGTCAAAGAAAAACAATCCAGCAGGAGTATCAACTGCGGCAGCACGAGAAACAGCACCGACAGTATTAGAAATGTTTGTGACAGTAAACGAAGGCCCGTCGTATCCGTAAACCACATAAACGGAGTTGCGTTTAAAAACAATTAGTTGATCTCCATGAGGAACTATTGCCGTAATTTCGTCTGAGTCTTTGCCGTCATCAATGTCAATGTAATCGTCAACATCCCAATTTTCGCCAGAATCATTAAACGTATTAGCCCAAGAAAAACGGATACGGTTGGGATAATTAGTACCCGATTCCCAAGTGTTAGCAACCCACATGTAACCCGAATGAACCGCTATGTGCTCGGCACGAGGAACATTTCCACTCGTAGGAATAGGCGGTGAGGTAGTGTTATTAAAAGCAACACCCATAGTAGTTGGAGTTAAACCTGCGGAGCGCACCACATCAGCGTTACCGCGAACCCAATAAGAATAATTATTGAATGTTACGGCTTGAACAGTTTGTGTAGCAGAACCAAGATTAGATCCAACGGCAGTCCAAGTGGTGCCCGTACCTTGATAAATGATGGCACCAATTTGGACCATTGTGTAAACGGTTCCCAAATAGTTGTACAGCCAAATAGTGTTTGGAGCCGTACCACCCAAAGACGTTGTTGAAAACGGGGTTACACCCCGTCGAACCTGAAAACCACCACGACGATCAAAATCAACATTCTGTGCATCAGGTGACTCGTTTTCAGCCAACTTAAACGCATCGGTAGTCAAATTAATGCCACCAGTAAAGTCTCGTATAGAATAAAGTTGTGACCCTCTTGAATTAGTACGCATAACAATCAGTCAAACGGGTAATGGAGTCGGCTTGGAGTGCGGACGCGAGGCCCACCACCAAACACAAGCGGATAAGCACCAGGAGCATCTCCGTACTGTTTCTTCAACAAATCCATTTCACCATTAAATGCCGCAATGAACTGTTGCGCCAGTTCAGCATCTTCCTGCTGCAAATATGCCATAGCCACAAGATACAGGCGAATAGCGTCATGGAAATCGTCAGGGAAATCTGGTGTGGCACCAGCACCGCCAGCAACCCAATCGGTAACTTTACGGTAACCCCGCAAATTCAATACGTCAGCAAAAGTGGGAGTAGGATACAAACGCAAAGTATCAGACCACACATTAAAGAAAGTTACAAACCCTGTGTTAGTTTGATACGGAAGGTACGCAGCCTCCGCTTCATCCCGCCCCATGTAAATTAGACGACGGTCATCACGAACAACAGAAACAACTTCATCTGCCGCTGGTGACAGCGCAGACAAAGCATAATCACGAGTATCAGCAACAGTTGTTAACGTCCATGACGTTTCAAGAAACGGCCAACGCTTACGCGTTCTAGCAATCTTAGTGGAAGCATCACGAGCCCAAACATCAATTAGTTCATTGGGAAGTTCAGACTGGTCAAGATCCAAATGTTGACGTACATAAGTACGCAATTGTTCTAGCGTATATGCCATTACAGTTCACCCCGAGAACGTAGATGTCCTACACACCAATCAGTTCCCCGTGCGGGACGAGCCTTGCACGGTTCACCGACCTTAGTCATACCAGAACATCCAACATGTTTTTCAACAACAGTTTCAATAGTCAAATTAAAGCCAGAACCAATTGCAGGAACAACGGAGTTTTGGAACTGGACTCGTGAAGAATCGGTAGTTCCCCCCATTGCTGGTACAGCATTTGCTCCATAACTAATTGCTAACTGACTCAAAGAAACTCCTTAAAATGGAAACAGGGCGGGGGCCGAAACCCCCGCCCCGTCACTAGTGCTTGATAAAAGTTTTTATCAGGCGGTCTTAGCGGTAAGGACACCTTGACGAGCACGGTTGCTGATCGTCAATTCGCCGTAGCACAGGATCTGTGCGTAACGAGCATCACGGTTGTTCGGACGAACAAACGGGGTTGGCTTGAACCAAGTATCCGAGTGACCAACAAGACGGATGTACTTCGTGTTCAGGAAGTACATGTCGCCAGCGGTGACGTAGTTGTCATAAACAATTGGCGCACCCTTGAACAGAAGGTTCTGGAATCCACCATCAGCAGTCTTGGAGTCCATGAAACGCTCCTGTGGCTGAAGAAGATCCTCATACTTCTCAAAGAGGGTACGAGTCGTAAGAATCACGTTCGGCTGATCGTTGCCAGTCGAAACCGTGTTGTACGCAGTACGCATCTGGGCGAGCGTAAGCGCACCAGCGGTCGTGTTCTTGTGACCAGGAGCCCACCAAGTGTCAGTAGCCTGATTGATGCCACCAATGCTCGTTGAGGACGAATCCTTTACGAGTGCAGCGAGGCCAAGCCAATCCTTACCCGAGTTGCCAGTAGCATTTGAGGTAAGACCAGAAGTGATGAACATTTCATCAAACTTCTCGGTAATGGTTTCTTCCGCTTGGAAGGTCTTGGCTTCAAGAAGATCAATGATCTGTTCTTCCGAGTTGTTCTGGGCTTCTTCGATACCAGAAATGGTGATCGACGCAGCATACTGCTTCCAGTTGTACTCAGCAGCGGTAAGACCAGTCTGCGGAGTAACGTCAATCTCCTCGTATGCGGAGTATGACTTGGCAGTACCGTTCTGTCCGTAAAGGAGAGGAAGGACAATCTTAGAACCGCCACCAATGGTGCGGATCTGTCCAGCCTGCTTCAGGAAGTAAACAAACGGACGTGCTGAAAACACGTTGTCAACCAACTTGGGCATATGATTTGCCAAGGTGGTTGTAAGTAGGGTATCATAATTAGCATTAGGCATTACGGGGTTCTCCTAGAATAAGGGTGTTACACACCCAACGATTTCTTAGCGGCCAGATAAGCCTCTCGTAGAGAACCATACTTTTCGGGTTCAGCGGGCGAGGTAGCACCTGCACGACTTGAACCATTATGAACAGAATTTGCGGCTTCACGTTTAGCGTCAAGTCGCTGTTCTTCTTCACGCTGCTTAGCAGTTACCTGCTGAAGTTGCTCTGTTAAAGAACTAAAGTTCATGTCCGCATAAGCGGCTCGAAGATTCTGAAACCCACCCTTGATTGCATGTGCAAACAAAACTGAATTATCAAAATCACCAAACTGTTCATGCAAAGCGGTGATTTCCCTATCAATGGCTATCTGGTTTGCGGCTGACTCCTGAGCGGCAATCTTCTGCTCCAACACAACAATACGAGCCTCATCAGGGTCAAGTCCTTCAAAAGGATTTTCCTGATACCCATTGTGAATTCCGAAAGCATCTTGCAATGCTGCCAAAGTTCCTTCTGGATCGTTTTGTAACGCTGTGGTGATCGCTTCTGCTTCCGCTAGGCGAGTCCGCATTTCGGATAGTTCTTGTGTCTTGCGGGTATAATCCGCTTGACGCAAATAACCATTTCGGGCTTCATCTAGGGTGATCGGATTACCGTCAAGTTCAAAAATGGACTCAACCGATGCCGATTCCGCAACAAAATCCTCTGAATTCTCAAAAACTGTTTCACTTGGGGTGCTGACTTCACCAGTCAGTCCTTCACTTACAGATTCGGAATTCCCTGCCACCGAAGAATCGGTGTTATATGTATCACTCATATGTCCTGGAGAGTCTAAACGTATCTCGCTAGTTATTCTCTAATAAGAAAAACAAACTGTCCCGTTATTGTCCAAGACCCATTTGGTTTTGCAATTGTTTAACCAATTCAGGAGGCAAACCACCCTGACCAAGTTGAGTCAAACCCGCCATATCCATGCCACCAGCGTTCTGTGCAGCAAGAAGATCCTGAGGATTCATTTGAGGAGCATCAACTCCCATCCCTGGAGGTGGCATTGCGCCACCCATTGGCATCATGCTTTCAGGAGGAGGACCTTGAGGTGGGCCTTGAGGCGGACCCTGAGGGGGGCCTCCCTGTGGAGCGTTGGGATCTTGCATTGGTTGACCATCAGGGCCCATTGGCATAGGTGGGGGAGGAGGAGCCATAAACTTTCCTGGCGACTTCACACCAAAACCAAACTGCAACACATGTTTAACTAGAGCCTGAGGATCAATAACAGTTCCGATGAATGGACCCAAAGAGTTCATCATTGCTACAGCCTGTTGACGACGGTTTGTTTCATTCTGAGGTTGCGTAGAACCCGCTTCAACTTGAAAATCAAATTCGCCATCAATGTCTTCATAATCATATTCAAACCAGAATTGCTCTCCATCCGACCCCGTTATGCGAGCAGCATCTTCGCTCGTCATGTACTGCTGAGCCAGTTTAAGAACTTTTCGTGCAATAGCGCCAATAGCGATTTCGATGACTGCAAGTTTGTCAGCAGACCTGGCATTAGCGCCATCCTGAATCATCGCTGCTTCAGTAGCGGTACGACGGACCTCGGGAGTAGCGCCACGAGCATATTCGTTTACACCAGAAACCTTATCCATATCGCCTTGAATAATGTCGCTGTATTGGTAAAGATCGCCTGCCATTGGAGTAATTGGTACAGGAATAATTACATCTTGCAATGGCTGGTTATCGTCAATAACTTCAATAGCAATGTTGTCCTCATTGGACTCCAAGCCTTGACG